CACATTCTTGTGCTGCCATTCTAGGATCACCTAATAATTCATCTTGAGAATTTCTCCAATCCTGGTCACGTTCAGGGTGAACAAACCAAGGTAATTTAATAGGTAAAAATTGGTTTTCACCATTTTCAGCTCTAACCCATGTTTGATGAAACCAATTACCTGTACCATAAGGAGTAGATAACGCTATACACCCACCACCAGTAGCTAAAGTTTGTTGAGCTGAAGCCCATATTTCACCAATATTATCAATAAAAGCTGCCTCATCAATTAATAAGAGAGAAACGGCTTCTGATCTACCAGCATCACTACTTGCAGATGTTGCTTTAATTTGGGAGCCATTATTTAATCTTAATGTTAATTTGTTATTTTCATCTGCATCTACTTTAAGCCAAGAAGGTAAATTTTCATACATAAATTTAACCTTTGTAACCATATTTTTGGCTGTTTCTTGCTTTGTCGCGATACAAAGAATATTTTTATCTTTATGGAATAACATTAACCACAAAGAATATCCAGCACCTAAAGTAGAAATACCTAACTGTCTAGATTTTAGTACTACATTATAAGGGTTTTCTTGAAATAATTTTAATACTTTTTCTTGAAATGGGTATAAATTAAATTGAATTCTACCTCTTTGAGGATGCTGAATAAAACAATACTTCTTCATAAAATGTACTGGATCTTTAGCACATTTGAGATATTCTTGTCTTATAATATGTTTTAAATCATCAGCCATTATTTACTAAGTTTCCAGTATATACTGAATCCTAAAACAGGTTGAAAGTCTTGGTTTACACCTATTCCAACACCATATACCTGTTTATTTTTTGTTTTATATAATAATTCCCCTCCTAAATAGTTTATTTGGTCTGTTCTACCTTTTAAACCAACCCCTACATAAAACTCTCTATTATTAATATAAACAGTATTAGTTACTGTAGTAGTAGGTATTAATACATTAGGTTGAATTTCTCTAAATAATATAGAATTTCTACTTATAGTATCATTTATAACAATGTTTCCTAATGAATCTAAACTTAAAGTATCTGTATAAAAGTATTTAGCATAATAATCTTTTAATATACTTAATGTATCAATGTCAGCAGGAATAGTATCATGTATTGTGGTGATTTTAGTTCTCCACTTAGGAATATACACTAAACTATCAATTTTTAACGTATCCCATTTAGTTATAGTTTCAGTAATAATGGTAGGTTCTGTTACTCCAGTACCATTTTTACCCCCACTACAAGCCCTCATAAGAAGAATAATTGCAACTAATACTACTATAAGTAGTGTTTTAATATCTTTAAAGGTTTCTTTCAAGTTTTTTTAATTCTTTAGTTTTATCTACCATTTTATCGAATAAAGATTGTTCTGCTTTTGTTCTGTCTTTTCTATCAATTTTTGATATTTTTAACATTTCAGGCTTATTTTTCTTAAGGTCTTTTTTAATTTTATCAATTTCTGCTTTTATTTTTAAAGCATCTTCTTTTTCTTTAGCTATTGATTTTTCTTTTTTAACATCTGCAGATGTAGGTTCTTCCTCTTCTCTAATACTAAGACTATCTAAAGCATCCATTGTACCTTCAAAACCAGGAATATCAGCAGGTTTATCAAATTTTCTTTGTTTTAATGCTGCTTGAATAGCAAATACAGCATCTTGCTCTGAATAATCATATCTTTTAGCCATTGATTTAATAAAGCGATCTACTGCTTTTGTTACCTCAGGATTTAAAGATTCTTTGGTTAATGATTGTGTTTTTTCTAACTCTTTATTTAATTCAGCTTGTGCTGCTGCTTTTGCCTTAATATCCTCAGCTGATTCTTCTTCAGATAAAATTTCAATAATTTCGTTTTTAAGGTACTCTTTAAATTCTTTTTTTTTCATTGTCAGGTGTTTTCGTTATAAATATTACGAAAAAATTGCTTGTTTAAGTAATTCTATACGTTCTTCTGTGCTACCTGATAGAGTATGTAAATTTTTAATTCTATGATTATATCTATTTATTAAAGTATTAATTGATCTATCAATTGCAACTCTATAATTAGCATTTGTTTCTCTAACACCATTATCTTCAATTTCAACACCTTCAGGAGACACATAAAATATATAATCATATTCTTTAACTAATTGAGCAGCTAAAGTTTCAAAATCTTCTTTATCGTAAATATCCATTGAAGTAGAGCAATTAGCAAATGCCATAACATCAATTACAGTTCTATCTGTAATAATATTTTCTACCATTAATTCACTAGCACGTTCTGCTAAAAATACACATTGACCTTTTAATGTTGAATCAGTATTCAAGGGAATACCCATTGCCATTAATTCTTTAGAACGCTCAGTTCTAGTAACATAATTTTTAAATTCTGGTAGCTCTTTAAGAGCATTAACTAATGTAGTTTTACCTACACTCATTGTACCACATAAACCTATCCTCATAACTTATAATTTAATTAGAAAATCTTTCACTTCCAAGCATATATTGAAGAACTGGTTCAGGAATACCTGAATGGGTAAATTGTTCTAATTTAGCTAATGCTTGTGTTACATCTTGAGCTATAATAGGAACATTTTTAATATTACCTTTATCGGTGTATGTACACTCATATATTAGATTATTTTTTACTTTAGATGTTCCTACTAACTTAATTTCTAGCACAGCAATATCTCTTCCCATATTTTGGATAGATTTTATTAACTCACTATTTTCTTTTTTATATTTTTTCTTGATCATAATTAAAATGGTAAATTACTATAATTATCTTCTTGGGATGAACCTGGTAGTACTCTGTAGCTATCATTATCAAAGTGTTGTGTTGATACTTCAAATATAGTAGCTCCTTCTTCAAGTGCTAACATTTGATGAGGTTGACCAGGCATTAAATGAATGCAATCCCCTTCTTTAACTATCTTAGATCTCAACTCTGCTGTTTCAGTATCAATAAATTTATATTCAAATTCACCTTTAGAAATATACCAAGCTTCATCTTTAAGAAGGTGAAAATGCATTGAAAATTGTTTATGAGCTTTAAATACTAATAATTTACCACAATAAAATTCATTATTAATGATCCATAATTCATGACCCCATGCTTTTTCATGACGTTCACCTTTATATGGTAAAGCTTGCATTGTTAACTCTCTCATATTAATTTCTATTTTCTCCTGCTCTACCTTTTGATGTTTTATACCAAGGTAAACCTTCTCTTTCTTGCATTATAGAATTGTATTCTTCAGCATCATATTCATTACCATTTAAAAAATATGATTTTACAAACTCACTATCTTTTCTATGTGGTATAATAGCAGGACCATCCCATTTATGATGTTTCCAGGCTACTTCACCTTTAATTCTTATAAGATGATGAGTTGCTCCTCTTGAATTAATTGTTTTTTCTTCGTATAATTTATCTGACATAATTTTGATTTTTTTACCAATTTACAATATCTCCGTGTTCAATATATTCTTCATCTTCCATACATTGCAANACCCATTCTGCAACATAATTTCCTTGTGCTCCTGATACTGTAATACCACGAGCTGATAGTGCATCACCTACAAAGTGTACATTATTATAATCAATTAATGCTAATGTATCNTAATCAACTAANGGTTCAGGTGATAGATACTTAACTTCAGGAACATATACACCCCAGTCATTTTGAAGTGTTGGGAATACTTTTTTCATATCATCAATAAAATCATCAATGTATTTATAGTAACCTTGAAATGCTTCTCTTACTTCATCCATTTGAGGACCATTAATAGATACAGCACTTACAGTTTCACCTTCAGAAGTTGTTGAAGGACGTCTTGAAGGACTATAATATAAACCTGTACCTTCTTTATTTACTTTAGATACTAAATCTCTAGACCAAGCAAATGGTTCTTCAATACCTTGAACTTCCATCAAGATACCAAAATTGGTCATATCATTTCTGAATGATTCGTCTTTTTTGGCATGTCCATTGTACGAATGATCTCCATACGTTTCTTCAACGGCAACATAAGCTGCGTTGTTGTTTGTACAGAATGAACGTAGTGATACGCCTTCGTCTTCGAATTTACGATATAATTTGAAATCATAACTAATATCAATTAGTTTTTGGAAGTGTTTTTGTGGTGCTTCAAATCGAACACCAATTTGTACTGGTTTTGGTTCAGTTGGTAATGTGTAATCATCTGCTAATTGTTTACCAAAGTCAATACCTGATTTACCAACTGCAAATATTAGGCGGTCATAACTAATAGGCCAATTTTTAGGATTAATGAATGTTTCTTCCTCCCCTATAAATAATTCTTGAGCATCAAAATCAATTGAAGTTACTTTAGTCTCCCAAATAAACTCAACACCTTTATCAACTAAAAAGTCGTACCAATTTTTACCAATTTCGTGTAGATAATCTGTACCAACGTGCCATACAGGGAATAAACGTAAACCGAAATAGGGTT